GCGTCCACTCGCTCTTCACGGGTCTCATTGAGCTCGGTAGTTTGTTCTACCGAAAAGGTGTTGGCGATATCCTCTTCACCAAGTACCTCGTATAACTTCTTCTTCAGTTCGGCGTATGACTTGTAACTTGACGGATCGATGAACTCATTCAATCCATGAAGACTGTCATAGACCTTCTTCAACTTTTCTTCATCACCATCAAAGAGTTCAGTAACAGAATCGAACTCTGACTTATCATAGTTGCGATAACCTTCAACATTACGAATCTTCAACTTGAAGTTCGCTCCACCCCAGAAGTCAAATGGGTTGATAGGTTTTTCATCCTCGAACTGAGGCTGCATCACATCCATGATCTTATCGAAGATCTTCTTTCCATACTTGTAAAGAAAGACCTTACCTTCGTTTGTCGGATTCGCTGAGTCGGAGATCACAAGAATGTTCGATACGTAATGCAGACGACGTTTACGTTGACGAACCAATTCCTTGTCTTCCTCTCTTCCCGAGTTCCACAACTGAGAATTCAACTCACTCAACGGATCTTGTTGACCGATTGAAGTAAGAGACTTCTCGATATACCACCTGCCGGTTGGGCCTTTGAAACCATGATCCCAGAAACGGATCCACGGTAAATCTTCGGCATTAGACGAAGGCAGAAAGCGAATAACGGCATAACCATTACCTGCTTTGTCTACAGTTGGTTTCCACTCTCGGTCGTCTCCATAAGACTTTTTTTCAGAGACGCTTTCGGCGGCATTTACCAACTTTTCTATCGACGCTAGTCGATTTGCTTTGAGTTTTTCGAATGACATAGTATTATTTGTATTTTATGTATATTAACAGATTATTGTTGGTTTGTAAAGACTTTTATTATAGTATATTTCAACCATCTTGGTAATTATCACCTTTCAGTTGATTAGGGAATGTGACTTTAACCTTCTCATGAAAGACATTTGATTCATATAAAGATACGAAAGGTTTGCAGACTTTGTGATAAAAATCATCAAGAAATGTTTTATCCTCTAATAATGGTCTCACCTTCTGAATCTGAGGTGATGTCATACCATTAAAGTAATATATCACCTTTTGATTTTTAACCTCTTCACCTGACAAGTAACCTTTGAGATTAGGAATCAATACATCATTGATAAGTCGAGGTGTGTAGTCACGGTGCGTTGGAGTTTCTTTATTATGAACCCTTGCAACACAATTAGTATCAGATGTCGTGTTGTCTTTCTCCAATTTACGAGCTTCAGAAGGATTTACTGAACGTACAACATCAACTAAACCTATCTGAGATTTGACATCATTTAATATATTTTTCCATGAAGCACTATTCTTCGGTATATTTTGGTCTGTCAATGCCCGACCAATCTGTTCATCGTTGGGTTGGATATCACCATCACTTAACATTTTTAGAATCACCGAAGCAATACCTTGAGGTGTTCTTTGATCTCCTCCTACCTCATTTCTTCTGTGGTCATTCTCGTTACTAGTATATGCTTTTTTCCAGTATGAGCCAGACATGCCATCCTCATCGACCCAGACGACTGATGCAGCATAAAATGTTTTCTGACCAACTTCTACGTGAGCCGAATATCTGTTTTCACCAGTAGATAGATGTAGATATCCATCGATTACCTCACCGACAGGTGGAATATGATATTCGGGTTTATAAGTGCTATTTTTAATAAGATTTCCAAATGACTCTACTTGTTTTGGATTGATCCCACATGGTCTCCCTAGATTTTTATTTTTGTTCTTAGATGAAGGTATTACCTTATCAATAGGCCAATCCTTCATTTCAACGACCATCATTCCTTTTGCTTCAGGTTTCCTGCGGGGGATGGTTATGGTTTTGTTTGTTGGTGACATAGTATTTTAGTATATTTTAGTGTATAACAGTTTATTTTTTTGTGTGTGAAGAAGTAATATAACATAAACCGATCACTTTGTAAAGACTTTTTTTACGGTGTTCACGAGTTTTTTTGTCGGCATATTTCTTCGAGATAGTAGTAATTTATACTTCAAAATTTTTTCAATTTGTTCGGTGTAGACTCCAAGCGGATCTCGAATATCTTTCTTGAGCCGCCGAAGATTGTTGACCAGAATATCGATGATAGCTATTGTTTCGATTGAGATCTCTTCAGACAAAAGACAATCGAAGAGAATCGGACTTGTACAGATTCGATCAAAGGAGTCGCATTGTTCGTAAAGAGTTCGTAGATCATTTTCAAATTCGTAAGAAAGAGACTCCATTCTCTTGACATAATTTGAGTAGTTCTCCTCTTTCATGTCACCTATCCACTTGACTCCGGCAAGAAAGTTCGCCGTGAAGTATTCGATGACAACCTCGGGCTCCTTATATTTTCGTGCTATTCGTTCAAAAAAGAATCGGTCCTTTCGCCGAGTGAATGTGGATTCGTTAGAGCTGGTCTTAAATCCATACTTGGTTGCATCGTAGGAATCACTTGTGAAATGAAGTTTAAGAGACAGGTAAATCTGATATGCAGTATAACCATTCACAAAAGATATGCAGTCGTTCTCTTGATGATATTCAATTCCATTGCTTCGGCTTCAAGTTTGTCCTTCAATGGGCCACGAATAATTTTTGCGATGTCTTCGGGATCAATGTCCTTATCCTTACAGATATCAATGATTGCTTCGGTGTAAGACATCTCATCCGTCTGAACAAACTTCTCTACTTTCATTCGAAGTTCGTCAAAAGTAATTACGGGTTTAATTGGTATTTCATCTGTCATCATGCTTTGAGTATAATTGTGTTATCGTTGACTCGACCATTTGCCGAAGTTTTCTTGGTTGTAAGTTTCTTGAGGACGTTTGTTATTTGCCTTTCGGTTTTACTTACGATGATTGGAAGTATCTCTTCGGGTTTCCGTATCTTCAAAGAGAAGGAGTTCTTTTCGTCATAATCTCGAATCGTAGTTCCCTTTACCGTGAGTCCGGAAAGACTAGTGGTTGAAAGAACTGTCAACTTGCGATACTTCTCATTGAAGAGATAGACCTTTGTCGATCCTATGATTTTAATTGGATTGATCGAGGCAACTCCGTAATCGGGCGACGACTTCAGGTAATTCATCTTTGCGACCAACTTGTCAACACTCTTCTCCTTCGTCTTTCGAGGTTTGCGAGATGTCTTTTTTGTTGATTTGTAGATCTCTACATCATTCAACATCTCGTCCAGAAGAGCGATTCGTTTCTTGATTGCGGGTTTATTGAGATAGGAGTAACCTTCTACCGAGTCATGACAAGTCTTATCACGAGCTTCGATCAGTTCCGCTCGTTGTTTCTCAATCCAGTTTACAACAATTCCTAGAGAACTGATTGGAGCATTTACATTCTTCAGCAGAGATCCCACATTGATCTTGGAGATTTTTGTGGTAGAATTCAGAATCCATTCATCCAGCATCTCATCCATACGCACAAGAACTCCCTCTTGAATGCGTTCTTGCATTATATCGTAAACCGATACTTTCTTCTTGGTGTCCTTGGTTGTATTCCTTTCAATCGGAACTAAAGTTGAGATCTTGCGAAGATACTTATCTACTTCCACACCATAGTCCACATTGTTGTGGAACTTTGGCATTCCAAGATTCATCATTCTTGCGAGTTTACCACAACTCACGATCTCGATACACTTTGGCGCTTTACGAATCATCTTCAACGTAGTTTTGTTGTCGGGGCGATCCGTTGATTTGACATACTCCTCAATGATAGGGAAATAGTCATCGGTGTTCAGATAGTAGTTGTAGAAGTTCAGAGCCCGACTCAAAGTCTTCTTCTTTTTCTCCTCAGTCCACGTATCGACATTGTGCCATGTTGGTTCTTCACCAGTCCATTGAGACTCGGTAGCGGCGACCAGACCGTTTTTTAGGAATTTACGTTTTGCCATAATTAAAATTCTTGTGATGAGATGTTTACAATATCCGAGAACTCTGCCTCGAAGAGATGGTATCCGGACCCGCCCGGATCTACAATAAATTTTCCGTTTTTTCTTCGGCCGATGATCTTACCGGACATGGTTGCATTTCGAGATTCTCCAACCGAAAAGGTAACGTAATATTCCTTATCAAGAGAGTCAAAAATTGTGGGATCAAGAGGATAGAGATCGTCGTCATAGATGAGTGGTAGTTGAAGTTGCATAGGTTTTCGGATTGTGAATAGGCCGGGAAATTCGTCGCAGTAATACATTATCGATAGAAGATGTGTCGCCCAATCTTAGTGGTGATTGTCATACTTTTCGCCCAGTAAGGAATCTTGATGTAGTCGGCGTGATAGTGATCAGCACCTTTCGTGTAATTCGTAGTTGGACTTTGAACAATCCTCAATGCTTCATTCCAACGAGGATGTTTCATCGCCTTACTAATTCCGGCTTGAGCGTCTTTGTCATTCCAACAAGAGAACTGATACCTTTGAAGACAAACCATCGCTTCGGACATCTTTCGTTTTGCGGCACGATTCACGATGATTTCGTTGACCGCTTCCATTGCGCCTTCATGATATTCACCACCCGCTTCAAGAATCAAAGTAGCGGCAACAATCTCGTCGGAGAAACGAACCTTTGGTTGAGAACCTTCTCCGGTAATCGCGAGAATTATGGAAATAAGAGAGGCAGTAATAGTTATTGTTTTCATCATCTATAAATCAGTATGTCTGAAAGGAGTGGAAAGTCAAGTAATAATTTGTAAAAGGAAAGTAAAAGGAGCGAGAGAGAAACACAAAAGAACCAAAAAAAACTCTCTCGCCCCATGCGTTATGAAAAAAATTTAGAAGTCTATGTGAGTCCCCAACAAACTGAGCTCTTCGGCGATGTCCTCTTCGGAGGGAAGAGTTGCTTCATGATTATAACAAACCGATTCCACATACTTCAACTTTGCGATCTCCTTTGCGAGAGAGTTGATGATGAGAAAAAGATCAAACTCACCTCTAGGAGTGTCTCTCTTTTTGTTCTTTGCCCGAAAGAGAAAACGAATATCAGATTCTTCCAGATCAACCAGAAGAGACAGATATTCCAACTCTCCTCTTGCAAGAGAAGGTTTCTTGAGAGGATTATCTCTCAATACGTCCAGAAGTAGTGATAATTTTTCGGGTCTATTCATAATTTATAACACTAATATAGTGAGGTTGAAGCGAAAGTCAAGGCGATATCGTGTAAAAAAGATGTAAAACTAATCTTCAAGAACATCGATGGGAAACTCAAACTCAGCTCCATCGTCATTGGAAACCCAAATGGAATCTCCATCAATTTCTTCGAGAACATACCATTCTCCGTTTATCATTACTAATTCATTAATCATACGTACTATTATGGGAAAGAAATCTTAAAAGTCAACACCTAATTGTGTAAAAAACAAGTAAAACTAACTGACATCATTTTGACACTTACTCAACATTTTTAAAACTAACTGACACCAATTCGACACTTACTCAACATTTTACCATTACTGAAATGCATGTCTAAATCACCAGTGCCACCGTGATATCGAATCAATCGATCAGTGATATCTTTCAAGTAGGGGCGATTAGGACTCTTCGCAACAGTCATGCGATAGAATCTCAATGCAAGAGAATCATAGTCGGACAAAGGCCGAGGTGAAAGACCCATGTTTTTGGGGAAGTTAATCATCATTGTCATACGAGTAATTTACTTGAAGTGAAATGAAAAGTCAACACCTAATTGTGTAAAAAATCTTTAAAATTATCAGATAAATACTCATGGTATTAAAGATGTCTTGATAGGTTGATAATGGCTGGATTTGTTTGATCGAAAGAATTATACTCTTTTTTACAAAACCTGTCAAGACTAAATACTAAGAAATGTTATGTTTGGACTCATCACAATGCTCGTATCAACACTTGGAGCCACCGGAATGGGGTCGCTTCTCAAAATGGCTGGTGGTCTTATTGCGAGTATTGCCGAGAAGAAGGCAGCTGCCGAAAAAAGGGAACTAGCAAGGGAACTTGCGGTATCAAGAGCAAATGCAGAACTACAAAAGAACCTCTTCGGAGAACCTGATAAAGAAACTGCGATGTTTACTCGCGCTACTCGCCGTTTCTTGGCTGTTATCGGGATGTGCAACTTTTTCGTCATCTCGGTACTTTGCACAATCTGGCCAACAGTCCAACTCGTCACCTTCACTCCACCCGAGTCAAAAACAGGATATAAGTTCATCTGGGGACTTATCGATATCCCAGCCCAAACCGACATCACCACCACAATCACGACGGGGCACATCTCTCTTGTCTCGATCACCACTTTGGCGGCAATAATTGGATTCTATTTCACACCATCCGCCGGAGGTAAGTAATGAGATTAATAGTTCGAGCGGCAATAACGAATCCTCCAACTAACATTCTCTCTTTTCGAGATCTCACATACTTCGCTAAACACAAACTTTACATGGATGTGTTGATCGAGACGAATAATGTTGATCTCTACTACAAGTGGCTCAAACCAAGAGGAGCAATGGATTATGTCGATGACATTCTTCCGGTTGGCATTGAAAATGGATTGAGACTTGAACCGAAACCAGAATACGCACCATCCATTATTGTTGATCGAATCATACCGGAGAATGAGAAACAATTATTTTCAAGAATATCTTGGAATATAGTGCTTTAAAAGGGGAGCAACTTTCGTCACTCCCCTTCTTTGTTTTCTATTTACTAAACGGCCTAGATTGTCTCCACTCTTCGAAAAGGTAGATCACAATCGCCGTCATAACGATTGCTTGAAATGCAACTATCATTTATTTTCTTCTCCATTGTTAAAACTCCCTGTTGGAAGTATTCAGGAGTATTTATAACATAGGGCGTTTTTAAAGTCAAGTTTATTTTGAAGTCAATCGATTCACTCCATCCCAATTGTCGGGGCAACCGGATCGAAGTTTCTTTTCCATGATTCGATAGTATTCCTCGTGGTGATCGGTCTCCTTGATACACCAGTCGATAAGTTCAAGCGCTTCTTTCCACTCACCCGCATAGTAAAGTTTCAGAAGTTTGTGGTGTGCTTCGGTGGTCCTTCCAATAGTGTACACCTTTACACCCTTTGTCTTTCCCTTGACAGCGATGCAATCAAGTTCCATGAGACTCACAAAGTGCCTTACTTCCTCGGCGGTATTCTCTCCAAGTATGAGACGAACTCCATAGTTCTTTGATTGACCTTCAAGTCGAGCCGCAAGGTTCACACTATCTCCAAGACATGTGTAGTCAAACCTTTGATCTGATCCCATATTGCCGACTACCACACTTCCGGTGTTGATTCCAATACCCATACCAAACGCCGGTATTCCTTCGGCCGTAATCTCGTCGTTAAAACGATCCAACCTTTCAAGCATCTCTTGAGCGGTAATCACTGATCGTATGGCATGATCGATTTGATCCAATGGAGCATTCCAAAACGCCATCTGTGCGTCACCAATGTACTTGTCCAATGTTCCTTCGTTATTCAGAATAGGTTCTGTCATTGCCGTCATGTATCGATTCATTATCATTGTCAGGCCCTGAACATTCTCACCATAGTGTTCTGAGATCGCAGTGAATCCTCTTACATCCGTAAAGAGTATGGAGAGGTCTCTTGTCTCACCTCCAAGTCGTAGAAGCTCGGGATTCTTTTGAAGTTTCTCAACCAACGCGGGCGAGAGATAAGTGCCAAACTGCTTTTTGATTTGAAGTTTGAGTTTCAGTTCTGTCAAAAACTTGACCACATAGTTGTGTCCTACCACCACCGAGAGACCAATCAATGGAAATACCACATCAATCAACAGTTGTTCGCGAAGAAAGATATGAACCACTCCCAAACCCGAGATCGCACCAAGAACTATCGGAAAGACATATCCGTGAGTCCAGTAGCGAGAAACAATCAAACAGAGAAGAGAGAAAAGAATCATTCCACCGATTTCTGCGGCATACATCCAGTCCGGCCGTGAGATGTTAGTTCCACTGATCGCAGTAGAGAGTGCCATAGACTGTACATGATGCGGAAAGACTTCTCCAAGGGCGCTAGCGACTGGATTCGTAATACCACCCGCAGTCATACCAACGATTGCGATTCGACCATTCAGAACTCCGTCTTTGACATCCTCGAAGTCAATTGACTCAACGGATTGTTGCCAGTCGATCCAAACACGACTCAAAGGATCCGTTTCGATAGTAGAGAAACTTGGTATACGAACTGCTTCTACTCCGCCAATATTTGTTTTGATTTGAAAAGAAGGATCCCCGGCCGCGACTCGAAGTGTTTCGAGTACGATTGAAGGATAGAGTTCACCATTGACCGATATGACCATTGGCAATCTTCGAACCACTCCATCCAACTCCGGCATAGTGACCGATATTCCCTTACCAAACGCCGAACTCTGTATTGGCTCCACATTTGGTATAATACCCGAGAATCTTGGCACCACATCGTTTGGATCCACATCTCCAATCATTGACACACCAATTGGATCTGGCGTGTAATTCGAGTTTCCAACAAGATACGGAAGAACCACTGGCATTCCTTCAATTGCCGTCGCAAGGAACTCGTCCTGTCCAAATCGATCCGGCTCAGTCATAGCGATATTGAATACCACCAAACCTGCTCCGTTGAGATAAAGAGTCTCAATGATCTGTGCATACTCGTTTCTTGGAAAGGGAAATTGTCCCAATCGAGCTATTGTATCGTCTCCAATGTCAATCGAAACAATCTGACTTGGTTCGATCTCTCTTGGAACTTCGGTTATGATGAGATCGAAGAATCTTAATCGAAAAGACTCGATCACATCGAAGTTTGCTACTCCAATTGCAGTCACTAACAAAAGTGATAGAATCGGAGATTTAATTTTGTTCAATATAGAACTCATTGTCGTTTCCTAGATTAAGTATGGCCTCTTGTCCATACTGATTAATATTTATGGTCGGAGAAAGTCCAAGAGGATAGGTGATTGATATGTCTCCTCCGACGAATCGTTGAATCGTTTGAGTTCCTTCGTTACGATCCACTATTCCAAATGTTTGTGTCTCTTCGTCAAATCCAACTCTTTCGGTTGTGTCTGCCGTAATTGCATCCGCAACGAGTTGTATTGTATCAAGTAGATTGATGAGAAAATCCACATCAAGTAAATTGATATCGAGCGCATTGAACTCCAACTCATCACTATCAAGTTGATTAATGTCAAGTTCTTTGAACTCTAAAAAGTCTATGTCGAGTATATTATCCACTGCCGTTTCAACGTCTTCTTCTGCGTCCATGAGCTCGGGCGGTGTAGAGACGATCAATTGATTTGAGATCAAGTCTTCGGTGATGTCCAACACAACTGGTCTTGTTGGCATACTGTTGGCGCTATCCACATGAGTCGCCATAAAGGGTTGATTCATCACCACCGATCCGGCCAGAGTAATCACCTCGATCTCTCCTACCGTTCCATCGAAGTTCGGTAGAAGTATCACTGTTGAACCTCCGATCTCATTGACGACCATCGAAAACTCTGTACCACGAACGGCGATTGTCGCAACCGGAGTTTGTATGTCAACATCTTTTGCATTATTTTTTGCAATTCCTCCACTTGCGTATCGAACCGTGCCAATTGCCACTTTTAGAGCCAAACGATTGACCGACTTTGGTTTCGTATCATAGACGAAATCATCGATCACCAACTTTGAGTTCTCCTTGATTCTTACCTGAGTATTGTCCTCAAAGGTAATACTCGTAAGACCATTTCCGGTTTCGATGAGATCGTTTGACTCTACTCCTAACTTCTCGGCAAGTTCATACTCCTCCTTCAAACGACTCAACATACCATCACCTTTGAGATAGGTGACTTCTCCGATAGTTTTACCTAATGCTGAAGTCGAAAGAAGAAGAAATAGAATTACTGCTGCGTAACGCTCCACGTGCCCGAACTTCCATT